CTGCAATTACTTCTGGCACATTAGGTGTTGCAAGAGGCGGCACTGGTGCAGGGACATTTACAACAAATGGTGTTTTATTAGGCCAAGGTACAGGTGCTTTTACAACGGCATCATCATCAACTGAGGGTCATGTATTAACAATTAATGATTCTGGTGTACCAACATTTTCACACCTACAAGGTGGGACATTTTAATTAATATGAAAAGGAATTGTTATGAGTGTAGAATTTTCAAATGCTTACCAAGAGATTTTGCTTGATAATATAGTTTCAGTTATCAAGCAAAATTTTATTTTTCAAACTCAGTTAAAATTAGCAGAAGAAACAGGTAAAGCAAAAGCAGAAATACAGGCAAAATATGATGAATTAGTAAAAATAAAAACTAATACAAATGATACGATGCATGAGGAAAAAAGCCGTTTACAGAGTGCTTTAAATAATAGCATGAAACAATTTACAGCATTAGAAATAGATTTAAAAGCAAAAAATACGGAGATTGCGAGTTTGAAAGAATACATCGAAAAACTAGAAAACATTACAACTCCTTCAAAGCTAAAAAAATTAAATCCTGAAAAATTTGTTGAAGAAAAGTCTCTAGAACAACCTACCTCCGACCTATTCGCAATTAAGGTAAATGACGGCAGCTCGTTCTAATGTCCAATACAATCATTGAATTACGCCGCTCTAGTGTTAGTGGTAATGTACCATCTAGCTTGGCTAATGGCGAAATTGCAATTAATACTTACGATGGAAAATTATTCTATCGTGGCGGTGCTTCAAATACAATTCAAACAATTGAGCGATTTACTGGACCAGCAGGCCTTAATCAAGAAGTTCAATTCAATGACTCTGGTGTTCTTGGTGCTGATTCTGGATTAACATACAATAAAACTACTGATGTTTTAACAGTGGTTGGTGGCGCAATTATTGGTGGTATTAATGTTGCACCACAAATTCAATTTTCTTTTAATCATGCTAATGCAGCTTTCACTGCTGCTAACGCAGCCACAGCTACCGATACAACTCAAAATACCAGCATTACAGCCGCTTTCACTGCTGCAAATAGTGCTGGTGTTTATGCTAATGGCGCGTTTGATAAAGCAAATACTGATGTAACAAATATTGTAATCTCTTCATCACAGGCATATGGTAATACAACTCACGTTCCCATTGTTACCGTAACAGCTAATGGTCGTATTAATGCTATTTCTACCGTAGCTGTAACTGACCCAAGTGCAATTGCATTTGCCATAGCATTAGGATAAATAAGCAATTATGGCTAAACCAACTACAAGAGCAACATTTAAAAACTACTGCCTGCGGCGATTAGGCTTTCCTGTTATTGACATCAATGTAGATGATGATCAGGTAGATGATCGCATTGACGATGCTCTTCAATTCTTTGAAGATTATCAGTTTGATGGCGTAGAAGAAATGTTTTTAAAACATAAAATTACAGCTGATGATATTAATCGTAGATGGATTCATTGTCCAGATTCAGTTATTTTTGTGACCGCAGTTTTTCCATTTGATGATTCAAACTCATCAATTAATATGTTTGATTTGCGTTATCAATTACGCTTACATGATCTCTATGATTTTACATCAGTGTCATATGTGTCATATGAAATTACCATGCAACATATTCGTTCCTTAAATTTATTATTTTCAGGCACACCACAATTTCGTTTCAATCGTAAATTAAATAAAATATATTTGGATGTTGATTGGTCTAATGATCTTTTAGTTGGTGATTATGTAATTATTAAATGTTATCGAGCTTTAAAACCAGATACAATTACTTTAACTGGCACTGTAGCTGCAGCACCAGGTTCAAATACTGTAACAGGAACAGGCACAATTTTTGATCAAGAATTATTAGAAAATGATTTTATTAATATCAATAATGAAAGCATACAAGTTAAAAGAATTGATTCACCAACATCATTAGAGTTACAAACACCAGTATCATCTGTTGTATCTGGTGGTTCAGTTACTGTAACTGGTGTTACAGATGTTTGGAATGATCGCTTTCTTAAAAAATACGCTACTGCTTTAATTAAACTTCAATGGGGTAATAACTTATCTAAATTTGCTGGCATACAAATGCCGGGTGGTGTAACATTAGATGGTGTTCGTATTGCAACTGAAGCAAGAGAAGAAATTAAAGAAGTAGAAGAAGATTTATTCCAATACAATAGCTTGCCAAGTGAGATTACTACGGGTTAAAATGAATGCCAACCAATGTTTATTTTAATCCTTTTCCATCAAGTCAGGTAACTAGCGAACAACTGCTAGTTGAGGATTTGGTGATTGAGGCCATGAAAATATATGGCATGGATTGTTATTATCTTCCTCGTTCTACTCGTGATCAAATAGATTATTTATTTGGTGAAGATACTGTCAAACAATATGTAACAGCATATCCAATTGAAATGTATTTGGAAAATGTTACAGGTATGGAAGGTGAACAAGATTTTATTTCTAAATTTGGTTTAGAAATTCGTGATGAAATACGCCTTCTTGTTTCTCGCCGTAGATTTGTAGCTACAATACCACTTATAAGACCACTAGAGGGAGATTTAATTTATGTTCCTCTTGTAAAAGGATTTTTTGAAATTACTTTTGTTGAACATGAAAATGATCAGGCCATGTTTTATACTTTAGGTCGTGGTCGTGGCGGTAATGTTTATGTTTATGCTTTAAAACTTAAACAATATGTATTTTCAAATGAGATTGTTCAAGTTGGCATTTCTGAAATTGATGATGAAATTCGTAATTACTATTCAAAAACAAATATTACATTAAGTGCTGGAGGTTCTGGTACATTTGCAAATGATGAAATTGTTTACATTGGTTCTAATGTAGCTACTGCTACTGCACAGGCACTTGTTTACGATTTTACACCAAATTCTTCAATTCAAATTTATCGTGCAAATGGCTCGTTTACCGTTGGTTCTGTGCTTAAAGGAAATACAAGTTTGGCTGAACGAACAATTAGCAGCAAATCTGAATTTACTTTAATGGATAGTGCTTTTGATGATATACAAGACAATAATAGAATTAAAACAGAAGCTAATAATATTATTGATTTTACAGAAACAAATCCATTTGGTGAACCTTAATTATGCTAGGCACTTCACAATACTATAATCGATCTATTCGTAAAATAGTGGTTGCTTTTGGCACACTATTTAAAGATATTCAACTTCAACGATATAGCAAAGACAACAATACAAAATATGAAATATTTACGGTGCCTTTGTCATATGCTTCAAAAGAAAGATATTTGACAGCAATTACATCTAGTCCTGATTTATTAAAATCAATTAATGTGACGGTGCCAAGAATAACTTTTGAACTTACAGGCATGTCTTATGATCCAAGTCGTAAACAACAATCACTTATAAAAAACTTTGCAAAAAATGTTTATGATCGTTTAGACTCACAATATGTTCCTGTGCCGTATGATTTTAATTTTTCAATGTCTATTTTTGTTCGTAATATAGAAGATGGCACACAAATTGCAGAGCAAATACTACCATTTTTTAAACCAGATTTTACCGTAACCGTTGACATGATCCCTAACATGGATCAAAAATATGATATGCCAGTAATTTTAAACTCTGTAAATATGACAACGGAATATGAGGGTGCTTTGAATGAAGGGACAACTCGATTAATTATTTGGGATTTAGAATTTACGGTTAAAAATTATTTGTGGCCAGCTTTAAGTGCAAATACAAGTGTAATTGGTGCTTTTAGTGATACAGCCAATCGTTTTGGTCAAGCAAATACAAATATTTTTATTGATACACAAAATCGTGATGCACAAAAGATTTTTGTAGATTTTGCAAATGGTAATAACTATTTTACTACAGCAGAAACTTTCCGTGTTGACCGAGATGGCACAGATGAAATAACAGGTAAAGTAATTTATTTTAGTAACTCTAGTTCTGGTATTATGATTGTTGGTGAATTAGACCAACTGCTTAAAGTAAACGATGTAATTACTGGTGATTATTCAGGTGCTCAATATACAGTTTCTTCTGTTGATATTTCACCCCTTAAAGCAGTGGCTATTGTAACAACCGCAGTGCCAGCAAATACAGCACCTGATGATGATTTTGGATTTATGGATACAATTACAGAATGGCCTAATACATTATGAAAAAATTAAATGAAAAATTATCTGAAGCTTTAGAAATAGAACCAATACCTATTCAAACTGAAATTATAGAATTAAAAGATACGGTTGAAGATGATGCTGAATTTGCTCGTCAAAACTTGCGTGATTTAATTGAAAAAGGTAATGATGCAGCTGATCACATTATTTCTGTTGCTAAACAATCAGATCATCCAAGAGCGTTTGAAGTTGTGGCAGGTATGCTAAAAAACCTTGCAGATATAAACAAAGACTTATTAGAGATACAAAAACGAAAGCAAGATCTACAACCAAAAGTAAATAATAACACACAAAACCTTACGATAGATAAGGCAGTATTTGTTGGCTCTACGGCAGAATTACTTAAACAATTGAAAGAAAATAAATAAAATTATGGAAACATTACAAGAAATAATGAAGAAAGTCCTTGCAGATACATTTGCTTTGTATTTAAAGGCTCACAACTATCATTGGAATGTAGAAGGTCAAAACTTTCCACAATACCACAAATTTTTTGGCAATCTCTATGAAGAACTGCATGGTGCGGTTGATCCAATTGCTGAAGAAATTCGTGCGTTGGATGCCTATGCACCTGGCTCATTTACAAGATATATGGAACTAACAGAAATTGAAGATGATACAACGGTGCCAACTGATATAGAAATGGCTAGGCGTTTAATGGTTGATAATGAACGAGTAATTGCCACGCTTAATGTTGCATTTAAACTTGCAGATACAATGGACAAACAAGGCCTTGCAGATTTTATTGCAGGTCGTTTAGATGTTCACAATAAACACGCTTGGATGCTTCGTAGCATCGTAAAATAAATGGACAGCGGTTATCTTGGAAACTCCAACTTAAAAAAAGTTGGAATTGACATATCATTTACCGAAGATCAAGCACAAGAGTTTATTAAATGTGCAGCTGATCCAGTTTATTTTATTCGGCAATATGTAAAAATTGTTAATGTAGATCGTGGTTTAATCCCATTTGATATGTGGTCATTTCAAGAGCAAATGGTCAATGACTTCCATGATAATCGATTTTCTATTTGCAAAATGCCTCGACAAGTTGGCAAAACAACCACAACGGTTGGTTATATGTTATGGTCAATACTTTTTAATCAAGATTATACAATTGGTATTCTTGCAAACAAAGGTGCTCTTGCAAGAGAAATTTTGGGTCGATTACAAAAATCATACGAACATCTCCCACTTTGGTTGCAACAAGGCATTGTAACTTGGAATAAAGGTAATATTGAGCTAGAAAATGGCTCAAAGATTTTTGCATATGCAACATCTGCAGCAGGTGTTCGTGGTGGCACATATAATTTAGTATTTCTTGATGAATTTGCTTTTGTGCCACACAACATGGCCTCAGAATTTTTTACATCTACTTACCCTGTAATTTCTTCTGGTCAAACTACAAAAGTTATTATTGTTTCTACACCAAATGGTCTTAATCTTTTTTATAAAATGTGGACTGATGCAATTGAAAAAAGAAGCCTTTATAAACCAATTGAAGTTCATTGGTCTATGGTGCCAGGTCGTAATGATAAGTGGAAAGAAGAAACAATTCGTAATACATCAGAAGAACAGTTTCGCCAAGAATTTGAAACAGAATTTATTGGCTCTTCTGCCACCTTAATTACAGGTGCTAAACTTCGTTCATTAGCATTCCATGATCCACAATGGCAAGAAGAAAATTTAGATATATATGAACTGCCGCAACAAGGTCGCCTGTATATTGCGACTGTGGATTGTTCAGAGGGTGTTGGTTTAGACTATCACACAATTAATATTATAGATGTAACACAGGTGCCTTACCGTCAAGTTGCTAAATATAGAAATAATAAGCTGCCACTTTTGTTTTTTCCAACAGTCATTTATAGCCTGTGTAAAAGATATAATGAAGCCTACGCACTGATTGAAACAAACAATGTAGGGCAACAAGTGGTAGATATTTTACATTATGATTTGGAATATGAATATGTTTATAAAATTGATCATCATCACATCAAAGGTCAGACCATCTCAGGTGGTTTTAAACGAGCGTCTAATTTTGGTATTAAAACTACCAAAACGGTTAAAAAAATTGGCTGTGCTAATCTTAAAACCCTCATTGAATCAAATAAACTGCTCATACAAGACTTTGATACAATAGCTGAATTAAACACTTTTGTAAGAAATAGAGACACTTATAAAGCTGAAGAAGGTAATAATGATGATATTGTGATGGGTTTGGTACTATTTGCTTGGCTTACCGCACAATCATATTTTAAGGATTCTACAAACATTGACATTCGTAAAGTGCTATTAGAAGAAAACAACATGCTAACTGATGAAGATTTAGCGCCTGTTGGATTTATTGATGACGGTTTAAAACCAGAAATAACGGTGGATTCTGGTGATGTGTGGACAGAAAAAGGCTACTTATCCTCAACTTTGTAAAAAACTAAATAGAGAATAAAATGAATTTGACCTATTAACAAAAGGAGAAGTCCATGGCATTTCAATTATCCGCTGGGGTAAATGTATCAGAAATTGATCTGACTACAATTGTCCCTTCAGTTGCCACTTCAATCGGTGCATTTGCAGGACCTTTTGCTTGGGGACCAACCAATGAAGTAGTTAGTATATCCGATGAAGTTCGTCTTGTCAGTAGATTTGGTAATCCAAATTCTACAGTTTTTGAATATTGGTTCTCAGCCGCAAATTTTTTAGCCTATGCAAATAACCTTAAAGTTGTTCGTGCTGCCAACACCGCTTATTCAACTCTAAATGCATCTGCCAATACAAATGGCGCAATTTTAATTGAAAATGAAGAAGATTATTTAGAAAATCACGCAACCGCAAACACAACTAACGGCCCAATGGTCGCTAAATGTCCTGGTGCTCTTGGTAATTCGTTGCGTATTTCTATGTGCCCAAGTTCACAAGCATTTTCTGCTAATTTAACTCTTACGGATTCACTAAGAGCTAATGCTACTTCGGCTGGTTCTACGACAATTGATATTAATGGTAATGCTAATGCAGCTGCAAACTTAATTGCTGGTGATTTAATTTCTTTTGATGGTGGTGTGTCTTATGTTCGTGTTGCCTCTGTTAATGCAACCGCAATTGTTACAGCAACCTCACCTGGTGCTATCACAGTTGGTACAGCAATTCTTCGTAAATGGCAGTATGCTGATCAATTCAAAGTTGCTCCAGGTACATCTGACTATGCTTCAGCAAAATCAAGTGCAAATGATGAAATTCATATTATTATACTTGATGAAGATGGTGAATTTACAGGTACCGCAAATACCGTTGTAGAAAAATGGCCATTTGTATCTAAAGCAGCTGATGCTAAAGATGCTAGCGGTAGTTCAATTTACTATCCAAATGTGTTAAATGAGCGTTCTGAATATGTTTGGTGGACAGGCCATCAACCAGGTGCAACCACTTGGGGTGACAATGCACAAGGCACAGTGTTTAATGTGGTTCGTGTGCCATTTACCGCTTCATTAAGTGGTGGTGCAGATGGCACAATTGTAACTGCAAATATAGTTAGTGCTTATGCACAATTTGCAAATCCTGATTCTGTTGATATTTCGTTAGTTATTTCTGGCCCTGCTAATGCAACAATTGCAACAGATTTAATTAGTAATATTGCTGAAGTTCGTAAAGATTGCGTGGTATTTTTGTCGCCAGAAAGATCTGATGTTGTAAACAATCCAGGTAATGAAGTTACCGATATTGTTGCTTATCGTGATTCTTTAACTTCATCTTCTTATGCAGTTATGGATTCTGGTTACAAGTATCAATATGACAAATATAATGACACATATCGATATGTTCCGTTAAATGGTGACATTGCTGGTTTGTGTGCAAGAACAGACCTAGAAAGAGATCCATGGTTTTCACCAGGTGGTCTAAATCGTGGTATTATTAAAAATGTAATTAAACTTGCATTTAATCCAACAAAAACAAATCGTGATGATTTGTATGTTAAAGGTGTTAATCCAGTTGTTTCTTTCCAAGGTGAAGGTACGGTTTTGTTTGGTGATAAAACACTATTAAGCAAACCATCTGCATTTGATCGTATTAATGTTCGCCGTTTATTCATTGTTCTAGAGAAAGCAATTAGCCGTGCGGCACGGTTCTCTCTCTTTGAATTCAACGATCAATTTACTCGTGCTCAATTTGTTGCACTTGTTGAACCATTTTTGCGTGATTGCCAAGGTCGCCGTGGTATTACTGACTTCCGTGTTGTTTGTGACGAAACAAATAATACTCCAGAAGTCATTGATCGGAACGAATTTGTTGGTGATATTTTCATTAAACCTGCTCGTTCTATTAACTTTATTCAACTTAACTTTGTTGCCGTTCGGACAGGTGTTTCGTTTGATGAAGTTGTAGGACAGTTCTAAATAGAGAAACGGGAGAAAAATAAATGGCTTTTTCAGTAAACGAATTTAGAAGTCAGATGGTTGGGGACGGTGCTCGTCCTAATCTATTTGAAGTTTCTATGCCGTTCCCTGGCTTCTCATCACCAGCGAACGCACAAACAAAATTGACCTTCATGTGTAAAACAGCACAGCTGCCAGGCGCAACGCTTGGTGTTGTGCCTGTTCAATACTTTGGTCGTGAATTAAAATTTGTTGGTAATAGAACATTTGCAGATTGGACTATCACAGTCATTAATGATGAAGATTTTATAGTCCGTAATGCTTTTGAAAGATGGATGAATGGTATTAATTCACACAATTTAAATATTCGTAGTCCAGCTGCTCTGTCACCACTTGGTTATACCGTTGATGGTGATGTTCGTCAATTTGGTAAAAAAGGCGATGAACTAAAAAGATATAAGTTTATTGGTTTATTTCCAACAGATTTAACACCAATTGATGTTGATTGGGGCTCAAATGACACGATTGAAGAATTTTCAGTCACAATGTCTTATCAATGGTGGGAAGCCCTAGAATATGGTGTAGTGTAGTAGTAGAGGGAATTTTCCCTCTACTTTTATTTTTATAGAATGAGAGGCACCTAAAATAGCAATTAAACTTTTTGGTTTCACCTTAGGCTCAAAAGACGTTGTTCAGGTTCAACCACCTGAGCAACCATCTTTTGCACTTCCAACTCCTGCACTTGATGATGGTGCAGTTACAATCACACAAAATGCTTATTACGGTACATATGTTGACCTAGAAGGTGCTGTTCGTAATGAATTAGAATTAGTCACTCGTTATCGTGAAATGTCAAATCATCCAGAGTTAGAAATGGCAATTGATGATATTGTAAATGAAGCCATTTCACATGATGATTCTGGCCGCACGGTGAATATTGTATTAGATAAACTTAAACAACCAGAGGCAGTAAAGAAAAAAATATTAGAAGAATTTGAAAACATTCTTCGTATGTTAAATTTTGGTAATCTTTCAGATGACCTGTTTAAGCGTTGGTATATTGACGGCCGCATTTATTATCATGTTGTAGTCAATGATAAAGATCCAAAAGCAGGCATACAAGAACTGCGCTACATTGATCCACGAAAAATTCGTAAAGTAAGAGAAGTTAAAAAAGAGCGTGATCCAAAAACTGGTGCTGATATTGTTAAATCAATTGCTGAATACTTTGTTTACACTGATCGAGGCATTGCAACACAAACTTTTGGCGCATCAGTAAATTCTGGCCTTCGCATTGCACCAGATTCAATTATTAATGTGAACTCTGGTTTGATGGATGCTAAAAATACATTTGTTATCTCATATTTACATAAAGCAATTAAACCACTTAATCAATTAAGAATGATTGAAGATGCGGTCGTCATCTATCGTCTATCACGAGCACCAGAACGCCGCATATTTTATATTGATGTAGGTAATTTACCAAGAGGTAAAGCTGAACAATATATTCAATCAATCATGGTTAAGTATCGTAATAAGATGGTTTACGATGCAAACACTGGTGAACTGCGTGATGACCGTAAACATTTATCAATGCTTGAAGACTTTTGGTTACCACGCCGTGAAGGTGGTAAAGGCACTGAAATTACTACGTTGCCAGCTGGTCAAAATCTTGGCGAGTTAGAAGATGTAAAATATTTTAGAAATAAGCTTCTTCAATCACTTAATGTTCCAATTTCTCGTTTAGAACCACAGCAAGGCGGCATGATTGGCCTTGGTCGTACAACTGAAGTTACTCGTGATGAAGTTAAATTTCTAAAGTTTATCATTCGTTTACGCAATAAATTTTCACAAATTTTTGACCATGCTTTAGAAAAACAATTGGTTCTTAAAGGCATTTGCACTAGAGATGAATGGCAAACATTTAAAGAACAAATTTACTACTCTTATGTAAAAGATAATAACTTTACAGAATTGCGTGACGCAGAACTTTTACAAGCTCGTGTTCAAACGCTAACTCTTGTTGATCCTTATGTTGGCCGTTATTATTCTGCTGAGTATGTTCGTAAACATATTCTTCAACAAACCGATGAAGATATATTAGCAATTGATAAACAAATTAAACAAGAATCAAGTAATGGAACTGGTGGTCCAACAGAGTTACCACAAGAACAAGTAAATTCAGTAAAAACTAATGCCAATGCTGCAAATGAAACAATGACACTCATGTTAGATGCAGAGGTAGAAAAATACTCAGCATTACTAAATAGGCGATAAATGGAGACAATATGAATACGCAAACTTTTATTAATCAAGTTGCAGCAAGCGATGCGGTTGGTGCTAAAGATCTTCTAAATGACCTTTTGTCCACTAAAGCTTTTGAAGCACTTGATGCTAAAAAAATTGAAATGGCACAATCACTTTATACAGGCAAACAAGAAAAGCTTGAAACACAAGATACAGATAATACAGAAGAAAATACAACAGAAGAATGAAACAATTACAAGAATTTAGAAGTGGTCTTGTAGAAGAAGAAAAGTCAGATTATAAACAATTTGACATGCTTGTTCGTGCTGGTTTAGCAAATAAGGCACAATTAGCAAGAATACATCGTATTTTAGATAAGATGAGTGAGGAACGCCCACAATTTAATAATGCTGACAGAGAAATTCTTCGTAATTTGTTTAATCGCATGGTAGATTTAGTTGCTAATAATAAACAAATTTTTATGCGTGCTAGGCAGGCGGTAAAAGAAGATATTTTAGATACTTCTGATTTTAAAGTTGGGCCCTCTGGTCGTAAAGTAAGAGCTCATCGTATTAAAGTAGGTGATTTGGCATATGGTAAAGATGAAAATATTAAAGAAAATTTTGAACTTGTAGAAGCACCAGTAGATTTTGACAATGATCCACCTTTTGTTTTGGTTTTGAAACGCAGAGCCATTAGAATGTATCCTGATAAAACAAAAGTTGCATTATATTATAGTAAAACGCTAGACAAATATTTTTCTGTACCGTATGGCGGTTCAATTGGTGCAGCTGTTCAGGCAGAAGAAACACAAATAGAAGAAGCTGTTATGGATCAACTTCATAAAATTGTTAATGATAAACAGGCACAATCAGTAAAATTTAGCAATGGCAAATCACAAAAGGTTGATCATTTTACAGCATCTGCTATTACGCAAGTTCATAATGCTTTGAATGATGAAAATAAAAAAAAGTTTGCAGATATGGTACATAAATCACCTGCACACTTAGCAAAAGCAGCTGATTTTGCTTTTCGTAGAGCAAAATGAGCTTTATAGATTTAATTGTATCTGGTAAATTAGATGAAGCAAGAGAAATATTATCTCAGCGTCTAAATGAAATTACCGCAAAACGCTTACAAGAAGCAAAGCGTTATGTGCAAGCAGATACATTTGAAGAACTTGATGAAGCAGTTAAAAGAAATCCTAATATCATCAAGATGGGTAAAATTAGTAGAATTCGCCGGCGTATTAGGCGAAACACAAAAGGCCGTATTGTTGTTCAAAAAAATCGTAGACGGTCCGGCATTAAAGGTTATAGAATTGTAGGTAGTACGGTTCGCCGAATACCAGCAGTTGCAAGATTAAGAAAGGCTCGCTTATTAAAGCGTTCATGGAAAACAACACGAAGAGCTAAACTTCGCCGATCATTGCTAAAGAGAAAAATGTCAATGCGTAGGCGAGCATCAATAGGACTAAGATAAAATGCCATTTGAAATTATAAACACAATTAGAGCAAAATCAACAATTCGAATTGTTGGTGGAGTTGCTAATACACATATTAATTTGTCTGCACTTTCAGCTTCTTCAGATGAAACTGTAACATCAGCAGCTATCGCACAAGTATCAACATCTACAAATGGTATTTTTAGAGTATATAGAGGCAATAGTGGAGCAGGCACATTAATTTTAGAACTGCCTTCGCAAGCTACGCATTTAGTATTATATGAATTTGATATTACTTTTGCAAATAGTTCTACGTCAAATGTATTTGTTGAACATACAGGTACCGCAGGAACTTTAGTAATGCAGCTTGCAAAAACAGCAACTTATAGTCCAGCACTCACAGGAATGTAATATGAAACTTATTACCGAAATGATAGATAATGTAAAGTATTTTACTGAAAAAACAGAAGATGGCAAGAAAAAACTTTACATTGAAGGAACTTTTCTTGTTGGTGACACAGTTAATAAAAATAATCGCATGTATAAAATGGATACGCTTCGTAATGAAGTAAATCGTTATACAGAAGAGTTTATCAATACAAATCGTGCGCTGGGTGAGTTAGGTCATCCAGACACACCATCAATTAATCTTGAGCGTGTATCTCATAAAATTGTATCTCTCAAAGAAGATGGCAATACTTTTTATGGTAAGGCACTAATTCTTGGCACACCATATGGTCAAATTGTTGAGAATTTTATTAACAATGATATTCAAGTTGGTGTATCTTCTCGCGCTCTTGGTTCTTTACAACAAACCAAAGAAGGTTATAATCTAGTACAAGATGATCTAAAACTAGCCACCGCAGCAGACATTGTTGCTGACCCATCGGCACCAGGTGCATTTGTTCAAGGTATTATGGAGAACAAAGAATGGATGATGGTTGATGGCAAATTTATAGAGGCTGATTTTGACCGCGCAAAAAAAACAATTCAAAAAGTTTCTAAAGCACAGATAGAAGAAACTGCTCTAAAATTATTTGAAAACTACCTTCGAAAACTTTAATTTTATAAATAAGAAATCATAAGGAGATTCCTAATGGCAACATCAAAACTCATGGAAGCCGCAGCAGAGATTCTTGCAGGAAGCAAGAAATCAGCTGTTGCAATGCCCGCTGAAAAGGCAGCAGGTGAGGTTGTAGACCTTGGCGGCCCAACCCCACAAAACTATAAACCTGATGATGATTCAGCTAAAATTGATGTCACTAAAGCTGCAAAAAGTGCAGTGGCACCAACAACAAAGCCATCTGCTGCTTCCGCAGACACTCAACTTCACATGAAAAAAGAAGATTCTGAGACTGAAGAAGAAAATGTCATTGCTGAAAAATCCCATGATATGGATAAAATGGAGCACGACAAAGAAGAGAAAAAAGAAATGATGAAGAAAAAAATGAAAGAAGATATTGACTCTTTATTTGCCGATGATTCTACTATCTCTGAAGAATTTAAATCTAAAGCTGCTACAATCTTTGAAGCTCGTGTTCTTGACCGTGTTACTCAAATTGAAGAAGAAATTGAAACAAAATATGCTGAAATGCTTTCTGAAGCAATCGAAGAAATTAAATCTGATCTAACCAATAAAGTAGATGACTATCTCAACTATGTTGTTGAGCAATGGCTATCAGATAACGAAATTGCAATTGAATCTGGCCTGCGCGCTGAAATTACAGAAGAATTCATTGCTGGTCTGCGTAACCTTTTTGCCGATCATTATATTGATGTTCCTGCTGAAAAGGTTGATCTCGTTGATGAGCTTGCTGGTAAAGTTGAAGAACTTGAGAGCAAACTAAATGAAGAAATTGAGCGCGGCATTAGTTTTGCCAAAGCTCTCGTAGAATCTCGTAAAAATGAAATTACTCGTGAAGTTACCGAAGGTCTCACAACCACTCAAGCTGAAAAAGTAAAATCACTCGCAGAGAGTGTTGAATTTTCCACAGAGGAAGAATACAAAGAAAAGCTTGAAACAATTCGTGAGAACTATTTTCCATCTGGCGTTAAAACAGCCGATGAAACACAACTACACGAACAAGTAGAAGAAACTGGCGAACAAAAGGCTATTGATCCATTTGTCGCTGCTGTTTCTAAAGCAATTTCTAAAACTAAAATTTAAGTAATAATTATAGGAGAAACTTAAATGTATTTGTCCGAACAACTACAAAAGAAATGGGAAGGTGTTCTAGAACATCCAGATCTGCCGAAGATCGCTGACCCATATCGTAAAGCCGTTACGGCTGTTATTCTTGAAAATCAAGCTCAAGAAATGACAAAAGCTGGTGAAATCCTGCAAGAAACAGGTTCACCAACAAACTTTGCTGGTACAGGTGGTTTTGGTGGCGGCGCAGCTGCTGCTGGTCCTGTTGCCGGTTTTGATCCAATCCTGATTTCGCTGGTTCGCCGTTCGCTGCCAAACCTTATTGCTTATGATCTTTGCGGTGTTCAGCCAATGACAGGCCCAACTGGTCTTATTTTTGCAATGCGTTCTCGTTTCAGCTCACAAAGCGGTACAGAAGCATTTTTCAATGAGGCTAATACTCAGTTCAGTGGTGCTAATACTGCACTTGCTGCTGCAATTACAAATCAATTGACCGCTTTGGCAATTGCCGCTAATACAACTGAAACCTTCACTTCTAACGCTGCACCAGGTCAAGCAATGACCACAGGTTCTGCTGAAGCTCTTGGTGACGGTGCTTCAGGTAACACATTCCAAGAAATGGCCTTCTCTATTGAGAAAGTTACTGTTACAGCTAAGACCCGTGCTCTGAAGGCTGAGTATTCTATGGAACTAGCACAAGACCTAAAAGCAGTTCATGGTCTAGATGCTGAAACAGAACTTGCAAATATTCTGTCTACAGAAATTCTTGCTGAAATTAATCGTGAAGTTATTCGTACCATTTACGGTGTTGCTAAACTTGGTTGCCAAGTTGGTACGACAACTCGTGGCACATTTGACCTTGATACCGATTCTAATGGTCGTTGGATGGTTGAAAAAGTTAAAGGTCTTACTTTCCAAATTGAACGCGAAGCAAATACAATTGCCAAGACAACTCGTAGGGGCAAAGGTAATATTATGATCTGCTCGTCTGATGTTGCTTCTGCTCTTGCTATGGCAGGCGTTCTAGATTATAATTCAGCTCTACAAGGTCAAATTAATCTAACGGTTGACGATACTGGTAATACATTTGCTGGTACTCTGTTTGGCCGCATTAAGGTTTACATTGACCCGTATTTCCCAACTGGTTCTACAAATGAATTTGCGGTTGTTGGTTTCAAAGGTTCCAACGCCTATGACGCAGGTATTTTCTACTGCCCATATGTTCCGCTGCAAATGGTTCGTGCTGTTGATACTGGTACTTTCCAACCAAAGATTGGCTTTAAAACTCGTTATGGCCTTGTTGCTAACCCGTTTGCGGAAGGCACTTCTCAAGGTCTTGGCGCTTTGACAGCACAATCGAACAACTACTATCGTGGTTTTGCAATTAAGAACCTGATGTAATTGTTAAAGGTCTTATAAGAATAATTATAAACAAAGACCTCCTTAAAAGACCTGCCCTAAAAAGCAGGTCTTTTTTTATTCATAAATAAGCCTATGACTGATATTATAGTAATGTCTGACTTGCTAGATATACGAGCAAGAAAATTAAAAGAGTTGGAATTCTATAATCAACAGTTAAAAGAACTCCAATTAAAGATGATTTTTATTCAACAAGAAATAACTTTGACAAATAAAATTATTAATATGATTGAAAAAGAACAAATTATTGATATTGGTTTACACATTAAGAAAACCACATGACAGCTCTTACACGCAATCCAAGTAATCCTAATCCACTACAACCAAATAAATTTCTATTGACATTTGGTCGTGTGCCAAATATGCAATATTTTTGCCAAAATGTTACGGTGCCTGGCATTTCTTTATCTGAAACGGTTATTACAAACCCTTTTGTTGACATTTATTCTCCAGGTGAAAAAGCAATTTATGATTTATTAAATGTAACTTTTATTGTTGACGAAGAACTAAAAGGTTGGTTAGAAATACATGATTGGATTCGTGCGATGACTTTTCCAGTTTCATTTGCAGATTATCAAAAATTGCCAACATTAAATAAATATCAGTCAGCAAAAAATGATATTGATAAAAAATTTCCACAATTTAGTGATGCTTCTTTAACCTTATTTTCTTCTTCAAATACGGAATATTATCGTTTTAAATTTTACGAAACATTTCCAACCACACTTTCAACTTTCATTATGAACACCCAAGATGGCCCTGATACCATAATAACTGCTGATGCCACATTTCGGTATAGTTATTATGATGTTGAAAAATTATTCTAAAACAGCTTGACATTTTAACCTTTTTTTGATATACTCCTATAACAGGAGGTTTATTGGCATGAAAAATCTGGATGAAGTGTTAGAAGAATGGCGTAAAGATTCCGACATTGACCGTACCGAACCAGGTAAGGCATTGTTAGATATACCAAAACTTCACAGCAAATATCTAAATGTTTTATCACAACATCGTATGCTTGCCAAGCAAGCAGAATTCAATTATAATAAGTGGAAAAAAATTAAATGGGAGTATTATACAGGTAAATTAGATGATGATGAATTACAAAAATACGGATGGGAACCATTTCCGTTTGTAATTAAATCTGACCTGTCTACATATTTGGAGAGTGATGAAGATTTAAACAAATATATGGCGAAGAAAGCCATACATGAAGAAATTGTTGAGATATGCCAAGCTATTTTAAAAGAGCTAAATAGTAGAACATATCAACTTAGATCATTTATTGATTGGGAAAAATTTATACAAGGTGTCTGATTTATTATTACACAAAAAAAATGAAGCGTTTATACAGTTTAAATGTGAAAGAAGTATAGCACAAGAACTGTCAGACTACTTTACATTTTTTGTACCAGGTTATCAATTTACTCCTGCATACAAGAGCCGTGTATGGGATGGCCGCATAAGACTTGCAGATTTACGAACATTTACCATATATCATGGTCTTATTTCTTATATAGAAAAATTTTGTGCCGAAAGAAATTATAGCTTAGAGACTGCTGATGCTATTAAACTTACACAAGAATTTTCAGGTGTTGAGGCATTGGAGTTTATAAAAAAGTTAAATTTACCACATGAATTGCGTGAGTATCAATGGAAATGTTTTCTACAGGCTGTTCGAAATAAACGCCAACTTATACTATCACCAACGGCATCAGGCAAATCACTTGTTATTTACTTAATTGTTCGTTGGTTACAAGAAGCAGATTTTAAAAGAGGTTTGCTTATTGTTCCAACCACATCATTAGTAGAACAAATGTATAGTGATTTTATTTCATATGGTTATGATTCAAACAAATATTGTCACCGTCAATATTCTGGAAAAGAAAAACATACAAATAAATTTCTTACCATTACTACATGGCAATCAATCTATAAAAATGAAAAAGATTATTTTGAGCAATTTGATTATGTTTTAGGTGATGAAGCTCATCAATTTAAAGCTAAATCACTTACGACAATTTTATCTGGTTGTACAAACGCTAAATATAGAATAGGTACCACAGGAACATTAGATGGTACACAAACACATCGCCTAGTATTAGAGGGATTGTTTGGGCCAGTTTATAAAGCAACGACCACTTCAGAATTAATTGAAAAGGGTCAGCTAGCAGATTTTAATATTAAATGCCTTGTATTGAAGTATTCTGATCTACTTTGTAAAACGGCTCGTGATTGGGATTACAATACAGAAATAGATTTTATTGTACAGAATAAAGCACGAAACGAATTTATTAAAAATTTGGTGTTATCATTAGAAGGTAATACACTCATATTATTTCAATTTGTGGAGAAACATGGAAAAGATTTACACAACATTATCAAAACTGATGCTGGTAAGCGTCATGTATTTTTCGTATTTGGTGGCACAGATGTTGAAGTGCGGGAATCAGTTCGTTCAATTACTGAAAACGAAAGTGATGCTATCATTGTTGCTTCTTATGGCACTTTTAGCACTGGTATCAATATCCGTAACCTTCACAATATTATATTTGCCAGTCCATCCAAATCCCGCATCCGCAATCTTCAGTCAATAGGTCGTGGTTTAAGGATTGGTGATAACAAAGTGAAAGCAACATTATTTGATATCGCAGATGATTTTCGCATTAATAAATTTGTTAATTATACATTGAAACATTTTATTGAGCGGGTTAAAATATATGATGAAGAAAAATTTAATTACAAATTCTACAATATAGAACTTAAAAATGGAAACAACACCTAATAACAACATTAAAATTATTCGTTTGCATGGCGGCGAAGATATTATGGCAGGTTATATTGAGTCAGAAAATGAAGAAACAGCTATATTACACAATCCAATGCAAGTTATATTTAAAAGAATGCCTACAGGTCAAACTGCGATGATGATGATGCCTTGGTTACCAGTTGAAATTATTAAAGATAATCATGCTATTCTTTATACATCAGATATTCTTACCATAATTGAACCAAAAGATTCTGCTATCAAACATTATAGTGAGGTGGTTATGGAAGCACAGCAAAGATTAGAAGAAATGGATATAACTCCAGAAGAAGAAGATGATGAAGATGATAATAAAGAAATTTTAGATGCTAAAGAAATATTTGAAGCTCTTAAACAAAAACGAAATAAAAAGTTACACTAAATATTTTATTATATTGAGGTTGTTATGGCAAATGTGTGTTTCGTGGTGCCAAGTAGTGCCGCAAAAGCTTATCAAGATTTAGCAAAGGTTCATTCTGCAATTGAGCCACCAACATGGGCATTGTTGCTTGCACAGGCTGTTCGTGCAAAAGGACATGAGCCATGCATATTAGATTTCGATGCCTGTCCTGCAACAGATGAGGATGCGGCAGAACAAATCGCAGATACTAAACCAAAACTTGTAGTATTTGTTCTTTACGGACAAAATCCAAACTCAGGCACCACAATGATGATTGGTGCCTCTACTCTTGCAAAACAATTAAAAACAAGTCATTCCAATCTTAAAATTGGTTTCATTGGTTCGCACACTTCGGCATTGCCACAAGAAGTCATTCAATATAACTATGTTGATTTTGCGTTCATCAATGAAGGCGTATATGCTTTATTTGATTTATTAGACTCAGATTTAAAAACCGGCCTCGATAAGATTCCTGGCATCTGGTATAAAGAACATGGTCTGCCAAGACCTTCGGCACCAGGTCAGATCGTTCAAACAAAAGATATGAACACAACCATGCCTGGTTATGCATGGGATTTATTGCCAAAAGAAAACTATTTGTTAGACAAGTATCGTTCTCACTTTTGGCATTCAAACTTTCTACACGAGAGCCGCACACCATTTGCTGCAATCTATACATCACTTGGTTGTTCATTTGGCTGTAACTTCTGCATGATTAATATTGTGAATAGAACTTCACATGCATTAGATACTGTATCAGCAGATAGTCGTGGCATGCGTTTTTGGTCACCAGAGTTAATGTTGAAAGAGTTTGAATATCTATGGAATAGTGGAGTAAGAACTGTTCGTCTTACAGATGAAATGTTTTTCTTAAATAAAAAATACTATGTGCCAATTCTAGAAGGTTTAATTGCTCGCAATATAAAATTTAACTTTTGGGCATATGCAAGAGTTGATTCTGTTCGCAAAGACCAATTAGAATTGTTTAAAAAAGCAGGCGTTAATTGGCTATGTCTTGGCATTGAAGCAGGTAATCAAAATGTACGATTAGAAATTGAAAAAGGAAAATTTCAACAAGTAGACATTCGTTCTGTTGTAAAAGATATTAAAGATGCTGGTATCAATATTCTTGGTAATTACATGTTTGGTTTTCCTGATGAGAACTATGATACATTGCAAGAAACATTAGACTT